ACAACTCGTGCGACACTACCGAAATATCGCTCGAATATTAGAAAACAATAAGCATTCCACAGTACATGGATTACTATTGCTACTATTAGCCCATAGGGTAGGGCTGTCATGACTGCCCAACAAGCGGTGTGCAGTGGTGCAGTCGCGAAAGATCGATGATATCGACTTTCGATAAAGATGATTGCTAAAGTCACAGGGATTGGCAAAATATAGCGTAAAATTTCCTCTACTAAAGGAGTAATACACACATCAATTAAAGGTAAGTTGAATTCTGTATGCGCACCATAATAAACATTAGGTTTTGGTGCAACAGACATAACTTCTTCAAAGATGTCGTAGTTAAAAGCCTCAAGGGCAAAAGCCCCGAGGGTTAAAGGAAAATCATTTATGCTTATACTCTCCATCGCCTTGACCACGTCCTCTATTTTCTCAATGTTCCAACCATACATTAAGCCCAGTTGTATAGTGGCCTGTCGAGTTGGTCTACAGAGGTCTCTGTTTGGTACACCACCGTATGTGTATAAAGGGGTGCTTTCCCGAGTTGCAAGGTCGTTGTCATAAACTGACCACAGCATATGACCGAGGAAAGGCACATGACCATTCATACGGATGTGACCGAGAATCATTCCACGCAAAGTTTCTTTGGTTTTACGCCGTGCTATCCTATTTAAATTAAGCCCGAATTTGGCCAATACTCTAAAAGGTTTAACTCCCAAGATGTATTTGCCATTCACAAAGTACAAGCGTGATGAACAATACTCCACATTATCTATATTGCGGCATTTGGCCGTAACCTTCATGCCCAAACGCTTATAAAGGTCGACCACTTTACTTCCCATATGTTCAGGTAAATCTGATCCTGTCACATTATCGTCACCTCGGGCTATTATCATCAGACGATAATTGAGGCAACGTTCAATCACAAATCTAGCTATTAAAATGTTGATTAGTGAATTGAAAGGAGTAGTTATGCCGTCTCCAGAGCAACGGCCCCACTTAATTGACCAATCAATGCCGTTGCGCGCCTTAATCTTTTTGACGAACCAGTGTTTCTTTAAGTAATCTAGACCTGGGACGTTGAGACGTGTTAAAACATACATCTCAACCTCCAGCATTACTTTATCCAAACTGCCATCATAGTTTGAAACATCCATTTCCCATAGGTTAGTGTTAAAGTCAGACATCATACTCAAGTACTCCCCAATCTCCTCATTGGAGTAACCACTATCAAATACTGAGTGATGACCAAGTGGCAATTCGTTCTTAAGCCACTTTGAAATAGAGTAACATATTGGACCATAAAGACGCTGGAACCGGTCTGAGCTACTGAGTATTACTCTTGGCTTCCAGTCCTCAGGCGTCTTGCCCAAATATGCTTCTAACTTAACGAAATGGTGTCGAACCCAATCTTCGTCAGTGAGATTGAAATCGACAGGCATAGATTCCATTATTTTTCTACGGTGACTAGGTAAATTGTTCAACCATTCCCCCATCTCACAAATTTGGAACAAGTTGAAGTTTAAATTTTCATCACACCAATCTATAGCGTAGTCATAAAATTCCTTAAGAAAATCATTATCTTTATA